CAGCAAGCTAAAAGAAGATGGGGCATTGATTATGATATGCCTGTTGGCATTGAGATAAAAATCGGAAGCAACTGGCTAGATACTAAAGAAATTTTTTCAAATTAATGCTTGCAATTAATTTATATTTAGCTATAATAATAAGATTGTGCAACTCATAAGGAGTATTATATGACACAACTAGCGACAACCGAGGCAACAGACCTTGTAATTCCAGACAATCTGGATAAATTATCTGTAGAAGAACTAGCAATTATGCTTGGTCAGAAGGATGGCATGGAGAGCCAGTCTTCAGGCGATTCCTTTGCTAGACTATCCATTAATCATTCACCTGAAGACGATGCAGGCAACACTCTGCCTAGAGGTCACTTCGCATTATATAACCCAGATACTAAGCAAAAAGTATTTGGTAAAGATGTGACTATGAGAGTTTTCGTAAGAAGGTTTATGTATAGCTTATGGGATAATGAGCAGGGTGCATACTCAGTTCGTAGTACTCAACAAGCTAAACTGAATGATTTATTTCCAGACAATGAGGGTGGCTTTAAATGTGGTAAGCTAACTCGTAAGGAAATAGAAGACTTAGGAACTGAGTCTCCAGAAGCTGCGGCATCTGCTATGGTCAAGTGTAACCAAGTGTTATACGGTCTAGTGACTATTGCTGATGGTAAAACAGCAACAGGTGAAGAAGCTCCTGTAGAGAATATACCAGTAGTATTTTATGGTAAGGGTGCAAGTTTTGTTCCTATCTCTCAGTACTTCAAAGATTTAGATTCTAAAAACTTACTAACATGGAATGTTAATTCTAAGTTACATTCTGTGCGTCATAAGAATGGTGCTACTATTTACTATTCAACAAACATGACTGTTTCTGACACAGTGGATTTTTCTAAGGAAGACAAGGTGCTGTTACAAGCCATTGCTGACTCGATTAATTCATACAATCTCCGAGTGTCAGGAGAACACACTGAGGCGAATAATGGTCTTGGTGCTGATGCTATCGACCTTGCTGCTGTCGAGGCATAAATGAACTCTATTCAAATTCTTATACAAGATTATTTGAGTAGAGGGATTAAGGGGGAGGCAGAAATGCCTTCCTCTCTAATCTCTGAATTTAAAGAAGCTTGCGGTCAAGCTTTAGAGAAACAATTTTCTAGAGAGCCCAGAGAACATAAGCTACGTTTGTCAGCTTTAGGCAAACCCTTATGTCAACAGCAATCAGAAAAATTAGGAATAGAACAAGAATTTAGTTACAATGCAATCATGCGTTTCTTGCTAGGAGATTTAGTAGAAGCTTCTCTTATCGCAGTTATGAAGGCAGCAGGCATTGAAGTACAAGAAGAACAACAAAAAACAAAAATTAATTTAGACGATACAGATATTAATGGAACTTTAGACGTAGTGATAGATGATAAAGTTTATGATATTAAATCTGCTAGTCCATATGCGTTCCAAAATAAATTTGGAAAATTCGGTGGCTACGCTAAGGTGAAAGAAGACGATCCTTTTGGGTATGTAGTCCAAGGTTATGCCTACGCTCAAGGTGTAGACAAGCCCTTTGGAGGGTGGATCGTTGTAGACAAATCGTCAGGTGAGGTCACGGTTTGCGAAGCTCCAGATATTCAAGAGCAAGATAAGCAAGACGCTTTAGACGCAGCCACCGTTAATGTACGTAAGTTAAAGAAAACAAAACGTATTGAGAAACAATTTAAACCTACAGATGAAATAGATAAAGGAGAACCTACAGGTAATAAACTGTTACCTAGAGAATGTGGGTTTTGTGGATTTAGGCATAACTGTTGGTCCAAAGCACAATTCCTACCTAAACATACATCAAGAGCTAAAAACCCTCCGTATGTTTGGTATACTAAGGTAGCTAAAAATGCCCATACTTAAAACACACAATCTTTCTGTAGCAGACTTTACGGAAAACGAAAACATATATTATCTGTTTCCTGATAACTGGAGCCACCAGAAAGGCTCTAACATAGTTAAGATACTTAGAGACAGTGACCATGGTATTCCTTTGTATACAGGTCTATCTCCTATTAAACCTTTTGATGAAGAAAGAGGCATGAGACAATTAGATGAAAGTCTAGAAGTAATAAAAAATATTCTTATGCAAAAAGGTTTAGTAATAGTTTTAATAAATGAATTTTACCAAGACATAGACTACGATCACGGTGAGCTTTATGAAAAAGAAATACTAGATAGTATACATGAAATATTAAATATAGGATGCCCTAAAGATGTTAAAGTTACCATATAGATCAAAGTTTGAAATAAGTATTGCTGCAGACTTAGGTAAGAAAAACATAGGTTTTGAGTATGAGCCTGAGACATTTAGTTATGTACCAAAGATAAGATCATATACTCCTGACTTTTATATAAAAGAAAAAGACTTTTACATTGAAGCTAAAGGTAGGCTTACAACTAATGATAGAGTTAAGCACCTTATGATTAAAGAACAATGGGAAGACTTAGATATAAGATTTATATTTGTACAGGCAGACAACAAAATATTAAAAGGTTCAAAAACTACATATGCAGATTGGTGTGATAGGCATGGTTTTCTTTGGGCACAAGGAACTATACCTATGGAGTGGATTAATGAGTGATGATGAAATGACTATAACTTTTGAGAGAGATGAAAACATAGAAGGTTTTGTCAAGGCTCTTGACTTAAAGGATGGTAATCTCTATCTTGTAATTAAACCAGAAGAAGATGGGTTTCAGATTATAGGTGCAGATAAATTACCTTTAGGTACAGGTAACGAAATATCAACTAAGATGTATATATTGTTTGCAGGTCTTATGCACATAGCTACAGAACAACAAGACTTAGTTATGGAAGCAGGTAACTATGCTATTGGTGAAGAGATAGATAGGAAAGAAAGAGAGAAGCTTAGAGAGAAAGGAGATAACATTGTCCAATTCCCTAAAAAATAAAACACAAATGCAAACATTAAAAGCGTTTGCTGCAACTATAGATTTTAAATATAATGAAGGTAAGTTACTTGATGAAGTTCTTGCTTACATAATAAAAACCTACACCCAACATTACTCAAAAGATAAATACCAAGCCACAGAGTTTATTATAGACGCAGGGCATGGTAAAGGTTTTTGTATCGGCAATGTGCTTAAGTATGCACAACGGTACGGAAAGAAAGGAAGTCACGAAGACCATAAGAAAGACTTGCTTAAGATAATACACTATGCTATCATAGCGTTGTTTATTCACAATAAAGAAGGAAACGAAGATGACTGAAGACATAAAGAAAGAACGAGCCCATAAAGAAGATGGCACGTTTCAGGCAGACAATCCTGATACACCAGATCAAAATGAGGCTTTTAAACCTGTAAGGTTTTACCTTATGCAGGACACCCTTGCTAATACTATCTTGCAAAAACTAGCAACCTTACCTTACGGTGAAGTTAGTGAAATGCTTAACAGTGTTAGAGCTATGCAACATGTGTTAGTAGACCCAACTACTAAAAAAGTAGTGGATCAAGCTGTTGCAAAACCCACCAAAAAATAGAGTAGTCCTTGCTCAACTGACTGTAGAATTAAGTCAAGATGGTAAAGTGTATCTAGAGAATCAAACTCTTGATCCTAAGCTTTTTAGACAAGCGATGGATGATTGGAATGATACTTATGAAGGTACACTTACCTTAACTAACCTACTACATGAACTAAAACGTGAAATGGAGCTTTTACAAGAGAAAATACCTAGTTTTCTTAGGTAATGCTCTGTAACGCCCACACAAGCTTATACAACAAAATGTGTTGTTTTGGTATGTCTACTATTAGGTGTGTACTAAAAGGGGCTTAGAAACGATTCTGAGGAACTTTTTTTTACAGAACCTGTGTTAAACAAATAATTATTACTGCATATGATGCTAAGTGCAAAATATCTTCCATCTTATCTCCTACATATGGAAAGGGTTACTATAATTATAGTATACACCTCAGATGCACATTTGTCCAATCAATAGTTGTGATAAGAAGTATTTATATTGTAAATATTAGTTAGCTAACGGATTGTCGTTGTTGCCTACCTTGTCTACCCTACTCTCAGTTCTATCCATTCTGTTCTCAAGATTGTCTACTCTTGTAGTTAAAGTTGCTACAGATTCTTTTACTGGATTAAGATTAACACTTTTTTTAGTCTTAGCTTCTATTTGATCTAAGCGTAGGTTAAACTGCCCCCATGTGTAGAAACCTCCTCCGATTGCAGTGATGACCCCCACAATGGTGATGTACTGCTGAAGCTTTGGTAATATGTTTTTCATATCATTCTCCTTAAGTTACCAGTGTCTAAGGACACCTGCTATTATAAAAAAACAAGTAAGCCATCCTAAGACTCTATCTGTTTTTAATATAAATCTTTTTATTAAATACATTATTTTTTTCCTACATAAAGACCAAACCAAGCTGCACCTGCACCCACAATAACAGATACAAAAGCTGATTGTGAATTGGTGGGGTCTGGTAAAGTCATAAACCACATAGACGTTTTATAAAACATCAACCCATAAAGGCTTATCAAAAGTCTAGGAAAGACCCTCCACTTATCAAAACCTTCAGCATTATTGTACCATGACTTCTTAGGTACTTCTACTATCTTTATCTCTGGTTCACTCATACTATCTCCTATCTATAAAAATGCCTACAGGCTGTTGACCCATAATGCTATACAAAGTATCCATACTGTCAGATACCATATTACCATACCCTGCATTATCTCCTAGAGTTGCACTTGCATATATAGCAGTAGGTGCGTACCAGTTTGTTTGGTCTGTTATGTTAGCAGTGGTATAATCAGAGAAGTTGGGTACGTAGTTCATGTAGGCAATCAATGTAGATTGTCCTTGTGAATCATATTGTCCAGACTCCTCTTGTTGTGTTTGTGATGACTCTTGCTGTGCTCTTATGTTGTTAGCTACAATTTCTTCTGCTATCTGTTCTGCTTCAGATGATGTAACCATAGTGCTTGTAACACTTTCTATTTGGTTATCCATAGTAGTAACTTGTACCTCAGCTATTACCATAGATGGTGTATTATCCATTGTAGGCATTGGTAGTATTTCTATAGATTGTAAAACGTTGTTTGTTTGTACTTGTGCAGAAGATATTTGAGCCGAAATACTAGGAGAATTAGACACTGAAGTAGCCCCTGAGCTGCTTGAAACAGCAGAAGTAGTAGTACTGGCAACACTAGAAGAGCCTGAGACACCATTATTTGTAGTGCTACCACCAGTAGATGACCCTGAAATACTAATACTTGTAGTACTATTAGCAATAGAGTTGCTTACTATAGAGTCTGTAGAGTTAACTACAATTAAATTTCTACGCCTATTTCTTCGTTCAGATCGTTCAGGTTTATCTCCTGGCTCCTCAACAAGTTCTTCGCTAATCTCCTCTTCCTCAAACTCTTCTTCATATTCTTCTTCAGACTCTTCTTCCGTTTCTCCAAGTTCTTCTGTCTCCTCGTTTTCTTCTACTATCTCTTCTTCAAAGTCTTCAAACTGTTCTTCAAACTGTTCTCTATCCATTTCGTCTTCAAAATCAAAGTGTTCATCCATATGTTGAGCAAACTCTACAAACTCTTCCTCGGTTAATCTTATCTCAGGTAGAGTATCTAAAGGTATCACATCTATTTCTAAATCAAAATCTATAAAAGTTAATGGTCCTTCTTCGTAATCACCCAGAGTAGCATCCCCACTAAAAGGTATATCATCAATACTGAAATTGTCTTCATGTTCTATTACATCCCTGCTATCATATTCAATATAACTAACCCCACTAAAATCATCGTGGAAGTCACCAGTATCACTCCTGCCATCAGTAATCGTAGAAAAAACAAGTGTTCCTGTATAAATTTCTTCATCATTAAAACCATAAAACTCCTCCTCATTATCGTAGCCTAACAACATAGCTTCAGATACACCTGAACCCTGCATATAGTATTCTTCGTCATCAAAAGTATCTTCAAAAGTATTTGTTAAATCATAGACACCACAAAGATCACTAAAGTCAGAATCTATTAAACATTGAGAAGATAAGTTAGTAAAAGATTCATCTATTGCTGTACTAATAGACCAATCATCTGTTCTGTTAAACGTTGTTGAATTGTTGTCTTCATATCTCAGGTAAGTTACAGCTTCGTTATTGCCTTGTAAACCTATAGTTATGTCGTGGTTTGATACATTTATCTTATCATATCTAAACTCTATAGCATTTGTAGTTTCATACAAGATAGCTTCAAAAGAACTTAGATTGTTATTTCTATATTCATTAACGTTATACCAACCTGCAACCCAATACCTAGAACCCACATCACCGTAAGTGCCTACGTAAGGGGAACCATTGTTATTGTTCTTGTCAATAAAATCAGACCACAAAGCAAATATGGTAAAATCGAAACCAGACGCAGGTAAAGTTTCAGACAAATAGTTTCTTTGATTGTATACATTAAAGTTAGGATTAAAAGTTATAAAGCCATTCATAGCTACTTTAGCTTGACTATATGTATTACCATAGTAAGTAAAGTCAAAGCCTAAGTTTTGTGTAGGAGATAAAGCATCGTCTGCTAGGTTTAGGGCAGTACCAGTATTTTGTATATTAAGAAGGGGGTCAGTGCCTACAGTAAATGTAGGTGTGTTTGCGTATACGGTACTACCCAGTAGGAAGATTATTGTTAGGAGTTTGTACATATCTTATGCGTAGGATATTTTTTACAGAACTTTGGTTTAGTGTAGGCTTTAAATTCATGGGAAGCTTGTTCTTTCTTTACTTGATCCCAGTCTGGTCTGTCTTCTTGGTTTTCATTCCAAGCTACTTGTGCTTCTGCACCTATCAAACCATTGTAAGGACAAGGAGTGCCTGCCATTTTCATAGCTCTGTGCACTTTACCTGTGCTTTCGCCACATAACAAAGCAACTGCTGCTACTTTCATTCCCATATCGTAAAGACCTTTGCTGAGTTTTAAGGTTTCGCAGTTCTCATCTCGTACACTTCTACCTGTAGATATACCAAAGAACTGAGTTTGGACTGCCGAACTAGCTCCTGTGGTGCACAAGTCTTGACTATATGACATTATGGAGGGGGCTATAGCGGATGGAGGAGCAGTTTTAATTCTTTGTGTTACCTTCTGCGTAGAGTCGTTTCTAGATACGCTTGTGTTATTATTATTAGAAGTACTTGTATTAATATTAGTATTAGAGCTATTATTAGTGTTTTTAGTATCTATACTAGAAGTAGTATTACTAATATTAGTATTAGTGCTTTTATTAATATTACTAGAAGTATTTGTATTGGTATTATTTGATGTGCTATTGTTAGTACTTAAATTTGTATTAGTATTAGTATTTGTGTTTGTACCTACAGAAGTAATGGTACTATCATTAGTTACGTTTTGAGTTTGTGTTATATTTGATGTTACATTAGACGTACTATTAGTGGTATTTATATTAGTATTATTATTAGTATTGGTAGCATTTGTCGTTTGATTTATCGTAGTTGTATTTACGTTATTATTGTTATTAGTATTAATATTAGTATTTGTTGCAGTGCTGTTTACAGTATTGTTATTAGTATTAGTGTTGGTATTGTTTGAGGTCACGGTACTAGTGCTAGTAGTAGTGTTCGTTATGTTACTGTCCTCCGCTAGTAGCAAGCTGCTAACAGATATTAATGCTACTCCTATGATAGCAAATTCTTGTAGGTTTTTAATCACAACAATCTCCTATTGTAATTTAGTTAATTTAAATTTAAACTTTTCATCTGATCTTCAGTTGCATTTCCTCGATCAATTCTTCTTTTTTTTGCTGCCAGACCTATTTCTCTTAACATTTCTTGTATAACTTTATCTCTTTGTTCATTATACTTTTTAATTTGTTCTGGGTCTGTTTCTTCTGGGTACAGCTCACTTGTGTTAGGTAGTAAATAAATTAAAGCACCTCTAAGTTTATTTGCCATACCAGGCTCAAGTTGACCTATAGGTTCTCCCCTAAATAATGATTCCATAGATTCTTTTATAGCAGGATCAGTTAACATCCTTACTTGGAAACGAGCATTTCTCATTTTAATTGCTTGGAAACTTGCATACCCTAATGCGTAACTTCTACTTGTAATACGTTTCATATAGGTATTTAACCAACCTGTGATTTGTGCTGAAGTCCATTTTCTAGGTATGTTTACAGGTCTTCTTCCATCGCTTGATCCTAAACGTGTATTTTCATCTAAAATATTTTTTTGAGTAGAAGATAACTCTTTAAGAACTCCAATATCATCTTTTAAATAAGATACAGCTCCTTCTCCTGTTGTTAAGAACTCTATCAAGCTTGCATTTTCTAGTAAGGATTTATCTAAAGTTGCAGTCCAACCTTTTACTACATCTGTCCATTCTAGTTCTTTGTTATTTAATTGTTCTAAAATAGGTTCATCTTGAAAAGTTATAAAACCTTTTTTGTTCCATATTCCTGTTCCCCCAAATCTTTGAGGTACACCAAAACCTCTTCTTCCTACATCTACTTTACCAAAATCAAAACCAAATCTTTCTGAAATTTCTTTAGGAGTTGGAACACTTTTACCGTCTATTGTTGCAATACCTTCTTTAGGAGTTTTAAGAAGTTCGGCTACATTTGAATCACTTTTTTCTGCAGGTAACATAGCTATCTCTGAACCAAATACTAAATCGTTCATAAGAGTTTCTCTAAGTCCTGTAAGTAAACCTTGCTTTACTTCCGCTATATCTAAGCCAGAGTTTTCAACTATTGTATTAGCAGTTACATTCATACCCTCTATACTTTTACCAGCAAAATCTTTTATAAAAGGAACTATCCTTTCTTCACCGCCAGTTAAAGCAAACATAACTTTATCTAAATTAAGTTGAGAATTAATAGAATCTTCCATGTCTTTTATTGCTTTTGCTTGTTTATTAGTAGAGTCAAGACCCAACTCTATTTTTACTAGCTGGCTATCATTTACAAGTTTGTCTGCTTGACCTCCAAGACCACTAATTTTTTCTACGTCTTTACCTATTCTATCAGTAATTACTTCTCCTTGAGAGTTTACTTTAACATTAGAATTAAACATACTTTTTAAAAGAACAGGTAATTGTTGTAGTTCAGTACTATTAAATCTATTGTTATCTAAAGCGTAAGCAAAACCTTCTGCTATTATTTTTTTATATGAAGGACCAAAATACATAAAAGCATTTTTAGCAGCTTCTTCAGGACTCTTTATACCAAATCTAATAAATTCTTCTATTACATTAAAGTCAGCTAATTCAAATTTACCACCAGGTTGTTTTGCTCTTAACTGAGCTCCAAAGTCATTAAACCAAACATCAGCGTATGCTTTAAATGTTTCGTTTGCTTTTTGGTAACCAGGAAGTTGATTTAATACATTAGTCATATCAGTTAGTGTTGCGTCTAAACCTGAACCTTTAGCATCAACACCTAAATTAGATACTTTATTTTTTATAATACTTCTAGCTAATACTAAATCATCCACAGTAACAGAGTTAGGAATATATGTGGGGTCTTTTATACCTTGGTTTTTTTCAAATATTCCTGCTTCTTTTAATCCTCTTATTAATGAATCTTTTACTCTTCTGCCTTCACCTGTAGCACCATCTAATGTTATCTCACCATTTTCTCTTAAAATAACACCTGATGCTATTTCGTATTCATTTAAAGTTTCTCTTAAATTTTTATCTTCAGTTATAACTTGTGATGGATTATCTTTTCTAAATTGTATATTTTCAACAGCCTGCACTTCTGCAACAGCTTCATTAAATGTAGAAAAATCATCAGGAAATTTTGTTGTATCTTTTACAAAACCCATATCTCCTCCATATCTACCTATTTGAAACATTGGCGTTGAACCAAAAATAACATAAGTGTTTCCTGTTACTGGTCCTACTGCTTCTTGAAACACTTCAGTTGAGTCCGTAGGCACAAAATCTACTTTAGGAGCTTGTTCAGAAGTTTCTGTTTTTCTAACTACATCATACGCTTTTTTGATAATACCATTTTCACCAAAAATTTCATCATACCTAGAATCTGCAATAGCTCTAGCCTTGTTGCCTGATTCTGTATAACCTTCTATAGTACCTCTAGTTTCACCAGTAAGCGATGAAAAGTTTTCTTCGTAAGCTATTAAACTTCTTGGTTTATCAAATCCAGATTCATCTAGTTTAAGAGATATAGTAGATAAATTTAAATTATTTTCAGCTCCTTGTTGAATAGCTTTTAATTGAGCACCTGCATTAGCTAGATTTTCTTTATATGTTGTAAAAGATTTTTGTTGTGTTGCTATAGCTTCTTGTGCACCATCTAAAAATATTCTTAAAGGGTCTTGTGCTGGCATATCATTTAGATTTCTACCTAAAGAATTTACTATAGTTACAAGTGCATTATTAGTAGTCACTAGTGCTTGCTCTTCCATAGCAGACATTATTTCTAAATCATTATATAATATAGTATCTATTTTATTTCCAAGAGGACCTAAATCTCCAGCCTCTGTTATTAATCTTCTATAACCTGAAGCCATAACTAAATTTGTATGTTTATCAAAGTAAGCGTACATACCAGTAATATCAGAGGGTTCTATTATTCCCTTATACCTTGGTTGTATTTCTCCTTTATTATTTACAAAGGTAGACATAATTCTATCTTGCGTTTGTATTGAAGTTTTAGTCCATTCTATAGCCGATTGAGCTAAAGGACTGCTTTTCTGAGACATCTCATCATACAACATAAACATTTCTTGATTTGCTCTTGCTGTCTTAACATCTAAATTTAACAAATCCATTTTATTATTAAAGGAATTAATTGCTTGTCTATCTACAGGGTCTTTATACATAGCTTCTACTCTTCTTTTATCTGTAAGCCTACCAGACACCCATTCATTATATAAATAATCTTCTGGTCCAAGTTGCATACGTCTTGCTTGGTCTATTATTACAGGACCTTTTTCTCCAAATAATTGTGCATTTTCCATATTAAATTTATTAATGCCTTTATCTATAGATTGTATTTGTTCTGGAGTTACTCTGTTTGATTTTAATAAAAACTTAGTAGAAGCTTCTTGTATAGTCATTTTTTCTCTAAAAGGATTAAAACCAAAACCCTTTCTAGTACCAAGTACCTGACCTCTTGCTATTGCATTTAATTGTTGTTGAGCATGAAAAGCAGGTACTCTACCTATAGTATTACTAGTAGCCCAGCCTCCTGCTCCAGCAATAACAGGAGCTGCTACATAGCCTATAGGAACATCAAATTCAAATCCAGGAATCCATTTTGTAGGTATGGTTTTAGAACTAAACTTACCTTCAAATAACCCTTGTTCAACTCCAAAAACCCAAGCTAGTGTTGAATTAGCCATATCAAATTGTTTTCTCAGTTGTTGTCCTCTAAGAGTGTCTGAAGCAAATTCCATATTATTTTTAGCGTTTCTTCCTTTAAGATATTTTAATGTACCTTTAATTTTGCCAAGCTCTCTTAGTTGATCTTTAAATGATTTATTCCATATCTTTTCAAACTTAGATAAAACTTCTGGGTTGTCTGCTATGTATTTTCCGTATGTTTTTTTAGCTTGTTTAATACCTTTACTAATACCAAAGAAATCTCTAACTGTTTCTGCACCTCTTCTAAAATTACCATTAGCCATTAAGCGACTTGTGTATGTTTGTTCTACAGCTTTTAATGCAGAGCCAGATATAGATTCATGTATTTGAGTCCAGTTTTTTCCTAGGTAGTCATTAAGGCTTCCATCAAAACCTGCTAAAGAAGGTATAGTTGCATCTGTAAAAGGTAAGTCTAATTCAAATTTTCTATCCATTTGAGGGAGCTTATCTATTCTAGTTTGTTCTGCATACTCTGCAGGAAAAAATTGAGAGGTTACAGCGTTTTCTACAGTATTAACTAAAAGGTGATTTACCAGTCTAGGACCTATTCCTAGTGCTAAATCTGCAGTAAATATTGCAAAGTTAGGAACAAACTCTGTAGCATATTTTATAGTATCAGCAAGTACATCATCGGTTTGCCCTAAAATAGATGTCATTCCATAAAGTAAATTTTCTCTTTTATCAGAATTATATTTTTCAGATACATATTTATGTCTTTTTGCCCACCAAGCTCTATCTTTTTCATCTAAATCTAAATTGTTCATGTTTACTCTTGCTTGATCAATACTATATCTAAAATCTTTATCTAGTTTATCATAAATACCATCATAATCATATTGCTTAAAAGCTATTCTTCCTTGTTCATCATCATCTTCTGTTTGTGCCGCAGCATCGCCTAGACCTTGCCAAGTTTTATAATTTGTAACAAAAGGGTTTATATTTTTATTTAAAAACGCATTGCTTACTATATTATAATCATTATCATTGTAAAATAAATCTAAATCTTTTGTTTGGGTAGGCGGAATCATTACTTCATCGTCAAAAGCAATGTTGTCTAATTCTGAATTTATTGCTTGTTCAAATATAGTTCTAGATGATTTGTTGTAGTATGCTGACATAAAATTTCCTTTTATTAATTATGGAGTTAATGCACTTACGTTTGCGTTAACATTAAAATCCCCATCGTATAATCTATTTGTTCTACCTCTATAAGCACGCTTAACTGACTTTGCCCATGTTTTACTTTTTTGTTCACCATTAGGTCTTGTTATTAAATAGTTTATTGCACTGTAAGGTGATGCGTAATTACCTGCTTGCTCAAACCCAGAATCAAAAGACTCTCTACTTAAAATTAAAGGTATGATACCGTTTCTTAATTCCCCTCTTTTAGGTTGTATATTATATCCTTGCTCGTTGTTTAACATATGAAAAGACATAGATTTAGAAATAGTGCCTTGATAATATTGCATAAGACCTAACATTCTATTTTCTAAACTATCAAAACCTCCACCAACTATAGCAGATTTAGAATTATCATAATCTTCATTAGATACTCTAGCAGATAAGCTAGTACCACCTTGCGTAGTAAGAGCTACATTGTAAGCTAAAAGAGTAAATATTTGTTCTAATAATGTTGTTGCCCTAGCACTATCACTAAAAAATTTATCTCTTTCTTCAGCACCCATGCTTACGTAACTAGATATACCAGCGTTTGCAGCTCTAATTTCTTCTTTTCTAGTATCGTCTAAACCATTCCATGTTTGATCTAGAGTACCACTAATAAGGGCGTCAAAGCCTCTAAAAAATTGTGCAACTTGAGAATTTTTTTCTATAAAAACATCGTTTAAAAATTTAACAGTATTACCAGCAATAGATGCAGGATCAATACCATCTACACTTATATCACTAAATATATCTAAGGCTAAAAATATATTATCTTCTGCCCCATCCTGAGCTTCTGCTATAGCAGTTAGATCGTTAAATATATTACCTTTAGCAGTGTTATATTCAGAGTCGTCAAGTATTCTAAATCTACCACCTCTAAAAGTATTAACATTCATAGCTGCGTATATATTTTTAGACCAATCTCTTTGATTCCATCCTGTGTTTATATATCTTGTTTCATATTTACCTTTACCGTCTTCTCCCATAACAAATACTTCTAACTTTAATCCTTGACCTTCGTTTTCTTTAGTATCAGGGTTATCTTGTACGGCAGGAGTAAAAAAGAAGTTATCCCAATCCCTATAAATAAAAGGCAAATCTTTAGGGTTTGCAGGGTTTCTAGTAAACAAATCATTTATTGATACCGTAAGAAATTCTGAAGTAGGTACACCTAATTTATTATCAAGAATATGTACACCCTCTGCATTTGTTACGCTTCTATTAGGAGAATTTGGATGCAGTAATTGACTGTTTGTGTGCAAGAACGTATTATCTGGCGTTATATCTCCACTCATATTTTCATTAGTTCTTTCAATATTATATGTACCATCTGGAGTTGGAGTAACACGTAATACTTTTACACCCATATCTTTTATGTCGTCTTCATTATAGCCTTGAATTTTTGTGTTTACTTGATTAAAAAAGTCATAATGAGGATGATCTTGTGAAACCGAAACATTAACCCCTATGGGTTCTCCTTTATTATCAGGACCCCAATTTTGAGAAGCGTTTAATCTGTAGCCATACATTTGACTAATTATATCAGAACCATAAACTCCTTGAGATTCAGCAGCAGCTTTAAATAATTCATTTTTTTTATCAGTATCTAGTTTAGATAGTACATTATCAATTTCACCTACAGTTAATTTTGTATTTGAACCAAAATTTTCTCTAGTAGGAAAACTAACACTTGTGCCATCATCAAATTCTACATTAAAAAGTTTTTTTGGTTTAAAACCTGCTGTTACTCCTGCTCTCCTGTCAAATTCGCCTTCTTCATATTCTCTTTTATTTTCTAATGCTTTTCTATCCAGTATACCTTTTTGACCTAAAGCAAGAGCCTCTGCTTCAACTTTCTTTCTTAACATTTCATCTTGGTTGTAGCCTTTCATCATGCCACCTAGTATTGATATAACCATGTTACTCTCCCTCTAATTCTAAGAAGCTTCCGTCAGAATCTACTGTAGGCATTTCTTCTTCTCTCATTCTTATTTCTTCTCTAGCATCTAATCTACCCTTTTGTTCATTTGCTAGACCTTCAAATTCATTCATAAACATTTGACCTTTAACATGTCTGGCTCTTTCTGGTGCAACTTCTTCCATGTTTGCTAAAGTTCTTTCGTCTCTCATCATATCTTGTTCTTCTTCAGATAAAACTTTATCTGTAAATGGTGTTACAGGTATGTTGTTTTCTAAACCTAGTTTAATAAGAAACAAAGCTATAACTGGTTTTGCTATCTCTGCAACATCCACACTAAATTTACCGTCAGCTACTCCTGCTAAAGCAAAACTATGAACCATAGCTTCTACTGGAAAACCTGATGCCATTACAGCTAACATATCTTTTTGAACAGCAGGCTCTTGTAATACACCTATAATTTCTGAAATAGCTTCTTGAGGATCAGAAGTTTCTGGAGGACCCTCATAAGGCATGTTTTGAGGATCAGACGTTAAAGATTGCCCAGGTACAGGTGCATCCATAGGGTCTAGCTGATTCATAGAAGACTCTTCTCCTCCAGGAGGTACGTTAATTGTTTCTTCTGTTACCTGCATTATTCATCTCCTATATCAATGTTAGGTTTAGAATAATCTCCCTTACCTAAATCTGGATCAACTGTAAAAGCTTCAGCAAAAGCATTTAATTCATTTGCTTGACTAAAATCATTAATGGAAAGATTACTTCCTAGATTTTCATTTATAATATTTTTTAAAGAAGAACTTGCTGATGGGACAGGACCTGCTGTTTGATCAAATGAGTCAAAACCTCTTTCTGATCTACCTCTCCCTAAATACTTTGTTTGATTTTGACCAATATTTAAAAAACTGCTATCACCTGATTGTTCTGATAAAGCTCTAGCCCTGCTTTGGTGCCAAGCATCTGTATAAGTTTGTTGATCCCTTTCACTCATTTGATCAAAACCAGGTACTTTAGCTACAAAACTTGCTAAAGTTGCACTTTCTTCTATCGTAAATGTACCTCCTAAAGTAACTATAGGTTTAATAATTTCTTTCCCTACATAATTTATTCCTGCTTTTATAGGGTCAACGATTGATTTTATTGTGTCTCTTAGTGCTGTCATTTTATAATCCTTTTAACCAATTCCATATAGTAGTACCGAATCTGTCTTTTATTTCTGTTCTATTTTGATGATTAAACAATCTTTCATCTACATCTCCAGCTAAACCTATTTTAGCTATTTCGTGCATGTATTGATCTTTTGCCATACTTTTACTATTTATCCAGTTAGCTTCATCTCTGTAAGCTTGCCATACTTTATTTAATGAGTTCTGATTTATTTGTAATAAGCTCATTGCATTAAGTCTATTAGCTTCATTTTGGTTAGTAGTGTTTATAGTATTTAAATCTCTTCTCCACTTTGCATTAGATTGATTAATTTGACTTGTCATTGTAGCATTAAATTTATCTCTAGTATCTACTAGTGAAGTATTAAATCTTGCTTGAGCATTAGTTTCATTTACATTAAATTGCCTCATAGCAGCTACTCTATTTGAATTTTGGTTTCTAACAGTAGCACCTAACTGACTAAAAAATTGTTCCATTTGATTTTCAGACTGTGCATTAAATTGTTTTCTAGCATTATCTGCAGCAGCATCAGAAAATAGAGCTTGTGTTTTAGCTTGGTATTGTAATACTTCACCCTGTTGTTTGTTAGTAAGGTTAGCCATATCTAACTGTAAAAACGATTGAGCATTTAATACTTCAGCCTGTTGTCTATTATTAAGATTAGTCATGTCCATATTTGCGTAGGTAGCAGCATTTGTAAGTGCAGCTTTCATGTCAGAATCTAAATTAGTTAAAGTCATGTTTTCCATAATTTTAGCATTGTTTAAATTACGTTGCTGTTGTTCTGTAAATTCTATATTATTTACTTCAGCTACTCTAGCACCATTTAATACAGCTCTTTGTTGATCTCCTGTTAACTCTTGACCCATTAATGCAGAGTCTATCTGGGCTTGAGCTAAATTTCTTTGTTGTTTATTAGATAGATTACCCATAGTAACTTGCATATTATTTATGGAATCTTGCATAATTCCTTGCTGTTCATTACTAAGATTTAAATTTTGTATTTCAGAATACCTAGCAGCATTAGCTACTGCTTTTTGTTGATCAAAACTTAACTCTCTTTCTTTTAAGGAAGACCTTAACTGTGCATTAGCTACAGCTACTTGTTGTAAATTAGAAAGACTTTGAGATTGTAATTTAAAACCATTAGTAGAATTTTGTAAATTTGTTTGTTGACTAGCACTTAAATTAGCTAAACCAATATTCATAGAGTTTGCAGCATTAGCTAAAGCTACTTGTTGTTTATTATTTAAGTTTGTTAAATTTATTTCTTTAAAGATTTGTGCATCTTGTGCAGCTACTGGAATAGATGATTCCATTGCAGCTTGCATAATTGCAGCACCTGCCATAGAGCTTGCAGATAAACCTCTAGCAGCCATTTGTGCTTCGGCATTTCTTATTGCTCCTGCAGCATAAGGAGGTGTTTTACCATCAGCAAACTGTGCCATAAGGTTTGTTAATTGTCCTTGAACAGTAGCCTCTACAGGTACTTCAGATATAGCTTGTTGTTGAGCTGTAGCAAAAGCACTAACCTCTGGATCATCGCTAAACTGTGCTAACTCCATAGTAGCTTCTTGAGTTTTTTCGTACTGAAATTCTTTTTCTGCTTGTTGTGCTTCTCTAGGGTTTATTTCAGGAATAGTATCGCCTACTTCCATTTGTCTATCAGCAGCATTTATTTTTTCATTAAATCCTGCAGTATCTATACCTACAACAGGAGTACCTCTTCTATCTACCTTATCTATTTCTTCGGCTAATGCTCCTTCTGATTTTATTACTTCTATACTTTCAGGGTCTGGTTTTATTGCTTTTAACTTTTCATCAGTTATAGTAGCATTTGCACTTACGGTACTTTCTTCGCCTACAGCCTCTTGACTAAGAGCATCTGTTGCTTGTGCTGCAAGGGCTAGTGCATTTACTTTTTGTTCAGAAGCTACTAGAGAATCTACTGTACTAGCACTAGCTTCAGTAGGAACTTGAGCTTGTAAATCTGCATCGGAAGCTGTTGTAGTAGCAGCCGAAGGCGTTCCTGTAAGTTGTGTACCTTCAGTAGGTACTAACTCACCTTCTAAAACTTTACCAGCAGTAGGTGTAACTGTACCTCCAGTAGGTAATTGAGTGCCTCCTGGAGTGAGTCCTGAATATTTATCCATTTGGTTAATAGCATCGCCATATCTTTGTTCTAAAAGACCACCTGTTCCAGTATTAGTATTAGTGGTAGTTCCAGTTTCTCTTTTTGTTCCAGTTATTTCAGATGTTCCATCACTATAAAACACAGTAAAAGTACCATCGCCATTGTCTATAGTGTTTACAACTGTTTTTGTTTTTGTTCCAGTTATTTCAGATGTTCCGTCACTGTAAGTAATAGTAGAAGTACCGTCACCATGAGATACTATGCTTACTATAGTTTTTTCTGGAGTGTCACCTGTATCTCCTCCAGTTGAACCATCTACAGTATCAGTACCAGTTGAACCATCTACAGTATCAGTACTAGTTGAACCATCAATAGTATCAGTACTAGTTGAACCATCTACAGTATCAGTACTAGTTGAACCATCTACAGTATCAGTACCTGTAGCTCCAGTTATAGTTGATGTTCCTCCAGTTATAGTATCAGTACCTGTAGCTCCAGATGTAGCAGCAGCTATTTGTTCGTTAAGAGTGTCCATGTTAAGAAAGCCACCACCAGGAAGTTTAATGGTGCCTGTGTAGTTACTTAAAATATTACCTGCATTAGTTGTAGCACCAGTTGTAGCACCAGTTGTAGCACCAGTTGTAGCACCAGTTGTAGCACCAGTTGTAGCACCAGTTGTAGCACCAGTTGTAGCACCAGTTGTAGCACCAGTACCTGTAATGCCTAAACTTGACAAATCTGGAACAAAAGAACCACTTAACCCTGAAAGATTTACATTTCCTAAACCTGCAAGACTACTAGGTATACTAGGTGGAGGTGGAGTAAGAGGTGCAGTATTTGCAGGTGGAGGTGAAGGTGGAGGTGCAGATGTATTAGTATTTTGATACTGCTTAACCATATCTCCTATCTGAGATTGAGTCATACCACCAAGAAACATGTTTTGCCTAACTAAGGCTCCTGCTCTCATCTGTTTTTCTTTTTTTGTCAACGGTTTCTTTGGCATATCTCTTTCCTCTAGCCTACAATTATTTTAATTAGTAATCCTATTACAGAGACACTAGCCCCTATAAGTATTGCTTCTATTCTGTAAAGCCTACGATCAATGGCTTCATACCTACTCGTACAAGCATCTACATGGTCATCTATCTTTTGGTTTACTACACTTGTTGTTGGTTTAGTAGGCATGATTACTCCTTATTATATTTGTGTTACAGTATCGCCAGAGGTATAACTTGCAGCATCAGTTGATGCAGTTCCTCTAGTGCAACCTGTAAGATTTGTTCCATCAACTCCAGTGTATGTAATTTTCTCATCACCTATTTGCACAGTACCAGATGTTGTAAATGGGTTTGAGTTACCGACAGGAATAGTCGTTACAGAGTCATTAATATCAGATGTAAGGTTATTCATACCTTTAAAATCTGCATTAGCTGACCATGAAGAACCATCATGTTTGTATTTCCAACCCCACCAAGTAGCTTGTGCATCTACGTCTGTACGCAATGTTGCATTACTTGTAGTACAATCTGATATAATAAGTTCTGGCGTACCACCTTCACTTATTGTTGTTGAGTCAGAACCAATGTTTACAGTCTTACTATCGGTTAGATAAAAAAGACTAATATTAGTTCCGTTTCTTACTATTGTTTGCATTGTTTACTCCTTATTCGCTAATCAATAATTTTGTTGCAGATAATGCTTTACCTGCTACTGTTGTTACAGTACCTGAATAACCTGGTACTGAAACATCTGCACTTGTAGCCAAACTACCATCTGACTGTACAAAATATTTTTGCCCTGCGGTAAGTCCACTTTGTTGAGCATCTATTTGACCAAATGTTGCTACTTCAGCTTGTGCGTCATTAGCAACTGTTTTTGTTGCAATGCCTAAATAGTTTTCTCCGTCTGTTGTCATAGTTGTATTTGTCTCACTTCCTTCTACAGCAATAACTTGATAATATATGTCATTGTTACTATTTTCTTTAAATATTATAACTGCTCGTTTAGTATCAGGATCAAAAACTCCTGCTACAGTGCTGTGAGCAGTAGTAGTTTCTATAGTCCTGTCTGATCCCATTGTAAGTGTTGTGCCATCTACACTTACAGGTATACTATTAATATCTACGCTGTCATCACTATATACTATAACAGGTGTGTTTTCATAAGCGGTAAATACATTATATTTAAGAACAGGCTGTGAATCAAACACTACATTTCCTGCATGACCTGGAGCAGTTCCTGAGTTATTGACTAATACAGCGTCAGTTCCTGAACCACTAGTTTTTACAGCAAGAACTTCACCATCACTACTCCTATCTATAGCAAGCACATGTACATCTTTTGCAGGAACATACGTGGCACTTCCAGGATGAGGATGAGCACTACCTCCATTGTTAAGAGGTCCTGTAGAACTACCAAAACTAATATCTGTACCAGAAATAGTACCAACGTAGCCATAAATATCTCCACCTGAATGTCTAACAAATACTACTACCTGTGAGCTTGCGGTATCATAACTTATAGCAATTCCTGCTTTAGAACCTGTAATACCTGATGCTGAAGAAACACTAAATATAGTAACTGCAGTGCCATAACTTACATTAGTTCCTGAAGCTGATACTACTCTTACTTCAGGATAACCTGATCCTTGCAGATACGCTACTACCCATTTATCTTCTCCTACATTAACTACATCTACTCCCTGAGGATCACTACTAAAAAAATTACTGCTAGTTCCTGCAGTAGTGCTAGTTCCTGAACTGTTTGTAAATATAAATCCTTCTGCTTGGCTACCATTATAGAAACCACAGAATGTTTTATATGATATAGGATCATATGCTATTTTTAATGTATCAGCAGAACCTACACTTGTTCTTATATCAGTAGAACCCCAAGTAACTGTATTTGTAGTTCCACCATTTACTGTACCATGATGTGATGTCATTTTACCATCTGCTGAATTTACTTGCACAACATTTACTTTATCTGTATTTGTATTATAGGCTATGTCACCGCAAACATTAGTTCCTAGTGATATTTGAGCAGATGAACCTTGAGCAAAAGAATAACTTGTAGTTGTTTCTGAAATTGCTTGAAAATCACCATCAGATTTTACTTGTACTGGCTTACCTGCGGTTATTGCACCATCGGCAGTACCATATAAATAACCTTCGTTTTCTAATAATTGTATTTCTGTTGCTGATATAGCCCTACCAAGATATTGTTCTCCTGTTGTATTGCCTACTAAGCCAATAGCACCTGCACCATTTGTAAAGTAGTGGTTGCCAATAGTAAGAGAAGAATGTCCTGTGCTTGTACCACCAATAACATTTATTTTACCTGTAGCAGTATCAGATATTGCTTCAGCAGATATGCCTAGATAGTTTCCGTTGTCTAGGGTTGTGGTTGTAGAAGATGCAAAGAAGGCAGTTGAATAGGCTACTTTATTGCTATCACTTCTGTCATTAAGACCTACTAAAAATCCTTTATTTGCACCAAAGGATGCTGAACCAGAATGTAAGAACACATCACCATTACTCATTGTTGCACCAGTTGCTACACTAAATGATGAAGCTCCAGGTGTTATTATTTTGTGTGTCAATACGCTGCTGTTATCAACATCTCTGTAAAAGAACAAAATTTTATTATTAACTGTATCAAATTCTATGTCACCATTACTTAAATTTCCTGCTCCATCCCAGATAGTTGCTCTACCTGTAAAAGAAATAGCATTAGTTCCTGCTGTAACTGTACCTATAACACCTTTCCACATTTGATCTGAGCTATCAGAATTATCATCATGATATGCAATAAATACTTTGTTATTTTGTGTATCATAACACATTGCAGTATGGTCTGCATCATGATTTGATTCTGTATAATCTACAAAAGTTCCAACTGTGTCTGTAGGAGAACTTGCTGTACCGCCAAAACCTATGACACACGCTTTACCAACATCGCCATCTGATCCATCATATGTTGCATAAATAGCTTTTCCGTTGTCTGGATCAGCTATTAAATCTGCTCTATTCATATGAGCATTTGTATTTAAAATACTTTCTTCTGATGTACTACCTTCTATTGTTCCGTCAGATATATTTAATGTATGACTTTGAATATAGGTAACAGGCGTTCCACCATAAGCATATATATGAGCAATCACACCGCAAACTGGGCTGTAAGGAGAACTTGAAAATGCTGATGCTGGAACATAAGCTACTTTATTTCCAGAACAATTATCTGATATATTTTGAGCAGCAGTTTGTGTAAATGATGTGCCTGATATACTGAAAACTCTAAGCTTACAAACTCCACCATCATCATAAGACGCAAATACATACCCATCACCTGCTGTTAAAGAAGGCTCGTTTTCTAGCCCAGACGCTTCAACAACATGAGGTGTTCCCCATGTAACAGTTCCATCAGACCAAGAACCTGCTACTAATGTTGGATAATTACTGTTTGAAGTGTCTCTATAAAACATTACAAATCTTTCAGAACTAGCTTCATATGCTGTTGCAACATAATCTGTAGCTGTGTCCGAACCATCCATGTCTGTTATTTGTTTAACTGTTGCTGATGTAGCTACTGTTGTAGTTTCCGCAACTTCTTTTGCCTTACCTGCAGCAGTAAGTACAACTGGTTTTCTAATAGCTATAGCACCATCTGCAACCTTGTTTATAATACCGCCTGCTACTACATTAGTTAATGCTGAACCGTCTACGGCAGGTAGCTTGGCAGAACCGTCTAATTGTACAACATTACTAGCAGATGTTCCAACAGCTTGCGTTGCAGCAGTTCCTAATCCTAATGTTGTTCTTTGTGCTGAAGCGTCTGCATCATCTAATAAGGCTTTACCTGCTGCGGTTAAATCATAAACACCTGCAGTTCCACTACCTGTAAATTGTATGCCCTTATCTGCAGCAGATGTAAGTCCTGCAAGAGCTTGTAATTCTGCATCTAAACGAGCATTTGCAACTGTACCAGAAAGTTGGTTTGCATTTAATGTTCCTGCTAGAGTTCCACCAGAAATTGCACCTGTAGTAGTTATATTAGAAGAACCTGTATTTATAGCACCAAAGTTAGATGTTATAGAACCACCATCTAGAGCACCTACAGATGTTATATTTGTTTGTGCCGCAGTAGTTAAAGTACCTGCAATATTGCCAAAAGCTACATTACCTACTGTACCACTAAATACTTCTGAAGAATTAGAGGCATCTGGTATAAATGTAAATACACTAGCAGAATCATCATAACCAAAGAAACCTACTTTAGCTCCTGATCCATTATGCCATCTAAATTCAATACCTCTATCTTTATTATCATCAGAGCCTGGTGCGGAATCTCCACCTAGTGTAAAGATAGGATCATCTATAGTTACTGTTGTTGAATTTACTGTTGTTGTAGTACCATTTACAGTAAGATCACCCCCTACAGTTATATTATCTGTAATAGTAAGAGAATCAACAAAAGCGTCTTTCCACCTAACTCCTGTAGCACCTAAATCTACATCACTATCTGTTTGTGGACCAAATATACCATCAGCTACATATACTTGTTCTGCGTTAGCTGCATAAAAATGTATTTCATTTGCTTCTTCAAAATCAATTTTAGTTTCGTTATCTTCACCGATTTTAAGATCGGTAGCTAATATAGATGTAATACCTGTTTGTGCAGCATCTACAGTAAATGTCATATCATATGGATCAGCATCCGTACCGTTATCTGTATCTGTCCAATTTGTTGTAATACCAGAACCAATAAATTTAACTTCTTTACCAGAAGCTACGCCTACTTCAGTACCATCATCATCTTCAAGTGTCCATGTAGTGCTTACACCACCTACCTGACCATCTACATATGCTTTAATAGATTGTTGTGTTGCTAACTTAGTAGCAGAATCAGAAGCTAAATTATCTTCATCTAATATAGCAGTACCAGATACTCCAGTATTTAAAACTGGACTAGTAAGTGTTTTGTTTGTTAAAGTCTGTGAGCCTGTAAGTGTAGTTACAGTACTATCTATTGCTAAAGTTACAGTATTAGAAGTAGCACTAGAGGCTAAACCTGTACCGCCTGCAATAGTAAGTGTTTCAGAATCTAAATCAATAGCTATAGTACCACTATCAGAAGTCACGTCTAAGTCTTCTGCAGTTACAGTAGCATCTACATAAGCTTTAATTGATTGTTGCGTAGCAAGTTTAGTAGCAGAATTTGAAGACATATTATCTTCGTCTGCAATGTCTGTAATAGTAACAGTACCATCTCCTAAACTACCAAAAACTAAAGTGCCAGAAACATCTACATTACCGTTCATATCAATGGTAGTAGCAGCTATCTGTATTTCTGTATCAGCAACTAAATCTAATTGTCCATCAGCAGAAGAATTAATGTATATTGCAGTGTCTCTAAATTGTAATTTTTCTGTAGTGTTAATTAATATATCATCAGAAAACTGGAAATAATCTTCATCTTCCATCCATGTTATAACACCATCATTTGAGTTAGCATTAAATGTAAGAGCTATATCGGTATCTGCACCTGTACCCATACTAATAGCATTACTAAATAATGTGGATATTGGACCACCATCACCTGCTGTGCTACCATCATGTTTATGACCTGTACTTACAT